GTAAATCCGGGTTCACAACCCATTACTTTCTTAGCATCTTCATAATTTTTTCTCCAAGTTGCTGATTTGTTAAAATTCATTACAGACCAATTAACTTGATATGTCATATTATTACCACAACTAATATAAAGATTATTCAAATCCCACCCTTCAAGGGTTGCAAACTCTTTACTGTTTTGTTCTAAAATTCTATGGTAATCACCTCTAATCAAAGATAATTTATCACCAACTTTCCAATTTTTACATCTAGCCTTTCTGTTTTTGTTTTGGACAGAACTATAAACACCAATTAAAACAACTATTGCCAAAATAATACCTAAAATAATACCTAATACTTCCATAATTTTATAAATTAAATTCCCGACAAAGATAACACTATTTTTGATATAAACAAAAAAAAACCTCAACAAAATTTACTCTGTTGAGGGTTTTAATAATACCAACCGTAGAAAGGGGTTGTTGGCTGAATGAGATTATAAATATATCGTAAAATTAGAAAAGTCAATCTTTTTTTAATATTCTTGTAATTAATCTACATAATTGGTCACTTTTATCATCAAATGGTAGATTTTCAAGGTTAAAATAACCACATTCCGTATGTTCCTCACCATCTCTAGCATTTTCCAAGTCCGGATTTATCTTCTCGTCCGTCTCCATCATAAAGACATACATCAACCCTTTAACCTCAGAACCATCACGATTATATCGTTTAACAAACCCAACTAAATTTAATTTATTATCTAACGTATAATTTGTTTCTTCTTCAAATTCTCTTTGAATACCATCCAAAGGATGTTCATTTTTTTCCAAATTACCACCCGGTATACTCCACTGCCCCGGTAAACTACCCGTAGCGTTTCTTTTACACAACAATACCTCATCACCACATTTGACAATTACACCGGAATATCGTTTTACTTTTTTCATTTTATATTTTTTTGTGTATTTATAAGTATATGGAATTAACTATAAACAAAAATAAATTCAAAGTCAAAACTGTCATCTCATCCAAAGACACTAGTCAAGGTATGATGAATAAAAGATTTGATGATACCTTTAATGGTATGTTATTTATTATGTCCGAAGGTCAACACTGTTTTTGGATGAAAAATTGTATAATACCATTGGACATCATTATGATTGAAGATGATATTATAACAAAAATTCACCACAACTGTCCCCCTTGTAAAACCAAAGATTGTAGAAACTATTGTGGTGAAGGTGATATGATACTTGAACTTCAAGGTGGAACCTGTAAAAAATTAGGTGTTAAATCGGGTGATAAAGTTATTCACTACGATTGATTTATCTTTTCCTGTAATAATTTCACAAACTCATTCTGAATCATTTTAGTAAACTTAATGTAAGGAGCATCTTCCGATTCTCTATTATAACCACCGGTCCCTTTTGGTGGACGATTACTTCTACCCATAAAATTTAACCCCGATATATTTGTAATACATTTGTGTCCCCCACTATTTGCCTGAATAAAATCCCAAGCATTTACCTTAATGTTATCTAACATTTGTCTATGTTCTTCAGGTAACTCAGAGAAAGGTTTTTCCATCATCTCACCGATGTGAATTAATTCCTCTTTACCATCTTCCTTATTTTTATATTCCTTACCATACAACGCAACAAAATCTTTAAAGGTAAATCCTGTTGATTCCGAATTAAAATCTTTTGATGATTCTGAAATCCATTTAATTGTTGAAAGGGTTATCTCTCTTTGTTTTAATTGGTCCTCCCATTTTGATAATACCTCTTGGGCAATCTCACCTAAATTCACACCTTTTAATTGACGTTCTCCTTTGAATGGGTTACAAGACGCTTGAACTAACCCTAACGGCCAAGCAATAACAATAAAGTCAGCCTCAGGATTATTTTTGAATGGTGTGTATCTATCGTAAGAACCTGGCTTAAACATTGAACCCCCACCATATTGAACAATAACATTACCTAATACTTTAACATTAGGGTTAGTTTGCATTGATGTGACATAGTCTTCTTTATTCTTTTCAAGTTGGTCCGGTTTCGCGTATCCTTTCTCAACCATTATTCGTTTAATGGTGTGAAGTATATTTAATAACGATGGAGAACATTCCATAACCAATGTCTCTAAGAACCCTGGTTTGTTTTTAAACGCTAATAATAGTTTGTTAACAACTAACCCCATTAACATTTTATTCTTTTCTAACGATTTCTCTTTATCTAATCTGAATAAGTAAGAGATTACTTGGTCCACTGAAATATCGTTAACCGCATAGTTTGCAGAATCTACAGTAGAAATAAGTAATATGTCTGAGGATGGGAATAATTCTTTTGGAGAAACTACCTGAGAGATTGTCTCAACATTTGAACGGGAACTTCTAAATGATGTTGATTTAGTGTCTTCAGCTCCGGCTTGTCTATCGTGGTGGTCTGTGTGAATCACAAACATTGGTTTTCCGTGAGCAAAATCAACTAAAACAGGCATCACGTCCCCTTTAGCGTCATTCTTCTTTACAGCGAACTCTTTATCACCATATTGGATGATATGAGAATCTATTACATCAATACCATTATTCTTAAGATATTCTTTCATCGCAATAGCCGTAGTTACACCATCTAAATCTTGGTGAAAATATATTTCAGCTTTAGGGTATCTTTTAGCAAGAGCGTTAATGTCTCTTAATCCACTTTCTTTTATAAGTTTTTTCATTAATCTAAACCAAACATATGTAAACCTTTATCAATGAAACTACCTTCATCGGATACACATTGTTTAAAAAGTTGAACGTCTTTATCAGACATTTTATTTTGTGTTTCAGGACCCCAAACACCATCTGCGGTAACACCAATCTTAGATTGATATTTACTTAAAGCTTCCGCTGTTTTACCCGCTAGTAATCCGTCAACTTTTAATGGTTGATTCGCATCATCTTTATAACCTTTTTTGTTAAGGAAACATTGTATCCCTTTTTTAAGTTCAAAACCATCATTTTGTTCATTAACTAAACCATATCTTGAACGGATATCTCTTTTTTCATCTTCCGAAATTATAAATCTTTTTGCCATAGTAATTGTTTTAGTTATAAATATACAGAAAATAAAAAAGAGGTTATTACACCTCTTCTTTTAATTCTAATTTTGTTTGTTTTCGTTCATCAATTAATGATTGAACTCTTTTCCTTGCAATTTCTGTATAATCCGGAGATAACTCAATTCCAATCCATCGTCTATCTAATAACTCAGCCGCAAAAGCTGAAGTCCCACTTCCCATAAAAGGGTCAAGAACAATATCATTTTTATAAGACAATATCTTAATCGCCTTTGATGGAATGTCCATTGAGAATGTGGCTTTAGTTAATGACCTAGTATCCGCAAAATATTCCCATCTACCAAACACCAAATTCATAAATTCTTTTTTATCTTCGTCCTGATAAATCATTTTGTTTTTAACCTTACCATCTTCAGTAGTAACCTCAGTTGATATTCCCATCCATTGTGAAACTCCTTTAGTTAATTTTTTACTACTTTTCTTATAAGCCAATATGATACACTCTTTAGGATTATAGATATAAGGTGCTGACGCACTCATCCAAGAACCCCAAGCCGTTTGTCGAACTCTATGTGGACTATCTTCCGTAAGGTCGACTAACCCACTAAATTTAAACCCAACTTCTTTCATTAACATCCAAAACTCGGCAACGAATAATATTCTCCCACCTCTTTCTTGGACATTCAATTCATTTGGGACATTCACAGCAATTCGACCATCATCTTTTAATACTCGGAACGCCTCTCTCAACCAATCCTTTGACCACTCGTAATATTCCTCCATTGGTAAATCATCCTTATGAACATCATACGAAATGTTTACATTATATGGTGGTGATGTTACTAGTAAATCAATTGAACCTTCAGGAAATGTTTTCATTACCTCAATACAATCTCCATTAATTATCTTTCCTGTTTCTATCATTTTATTATTTTACGTGGTATTCCCACTCGTTTTCTTCATTTTTAATTGGTTCTAAACCTTGGTCTAAAAACACTGCGTTCTGTTCACCAGCATATAATCCTAATATATTATAATCGTAAAACTCTTCCGCTTCACCCATAGTCATTAAGTCTCTTTCTTGTAAGATGTTTAATATCTCTCGTTTTGAATATAATATCTTTCTTCCCGGAGAACCAAAGTCCTCAACAATACCAATAATTGCACTCTCTAAACCATCCAATAAAATCGCACCTTCCGCGTATTGGTCAATATCTACTGTTACTTTATACATCTACTTTATCTATTTTTATTGAAATGTTAATATATTTGGGTAATACCTTAGGTTTAACTTTAACATTTATAATGTCTTCGTCGTCTATTAATTCCTCTACTTTGAAATCATCAATTTCAAGTCCTATTATTGATTCAATATATTCTTTATTGATTTCCACTTTCTAATCTTTCAATTTTACGATTTAAATACCACAACGCTTTCTTCATATCCTGAAGTTCTTTATCGGTATCTTTCTTACCCGCTCTTGCAACATATTTAACAACGTTGAAGATGTAAGCGTCTTTATCAAGACCCCAAGCTTCACAAACTTTTACAACCTCATAAGGATTGTCCTGACCTCCGTAATGTTCCGGGTGGTTCACCATTTCTTTATTCATCTTTCTTAATATCTTGACATAATAGGTTAATATCTACCGGTTTAACAACAAATCTAAATTTAACAATTAATAATTCACCATCACCATAATCACCCTCGATTTCCATATTGGAACCTTTAACTAACATATGTAACCCTCCAACTAAATCACCAACCGGACCTAAAAATTTAAGAATGATATCCGTAATTTTTGTCAAATCAGATGGGTTAAATGTGTATTCCACGGTTTGATAAATTTCTGTTGTAAAAATAAAATCCTCACCAATATTTTCAATATGGAATTTACGGAACAGATATTCCGGAATGTTAACATCCTCATTAACATTTATAGTGAACCTATTTTTAAACAGAGGTTCAATTGATTTAAATAATTCGTTCATAATTTTACTAAATAATATCTACCCAATTTAATGGATTTTTTATACCCATTTCTAACCGAAAAGAGTGGTTTTGTGGTAACATTAATACCAACCCCATCATTAATCCTAAGTGACCAACCTGATGGTGATTTACTAAACAATATTGATTGTTTAAATATTCTAATTACCGTTTGACTACACCCAATACCAATGTGATAAGTTTTTTTAGATAGCCACATAGTAACCATCACTTAGTGAACTTTTCTGAATATATCCTTCTGAGATTAATACATCTAATTGTTTTTGTGACTCATCAATACTCTGTTTAAGAATGTATTTTGAGATGTAACTAATATGGATTGGTTGTCTTAACTTATCCATCAAATTTTTAATTTGTTTCTTGTCCATTATGATATTAATTTTCTTGTTATAATAACGTTTTGATTGACATACGATAATATTTTTCTTTTAAAGATTGGAACTAAAGTCTGCTCTAATGGAAATATATCACTACAAAACACCTCAAAGATTGGATAACCAACTTCATTGTTTTTCTCGTATGTTTTTGAAAAAGTAGAGATAATTTCCGGGATAGTCAAATCATCTTGTTGACCTTTAAAAATTAATTTTAAAGATGTTTTTGTTTGGTTTTTAGTTTTATAGACTTTTCTTGTAGTATATTGCCAAACATATAAAATTTCCGGTGTCTTATATGAAAAAAAACCTGATTTACTTTGTAGATTGTTTTTATTTTTCTTTACAACAATATCTATGGAATCATAAACAATACTCCATATTGATTTTGCAAAGTTGAAATAGTCGTGTAATTGTGGTTGACTATTTTTTAATATTTTTTGATATTCAATTACTTCTTCATCGTCAAGTACCGGGATGTCCCTAACCTTTAAATCGTTTAATACCAATTCATCATCAGTAGATGTTAATTTTTTATCAACATATAAGATTTTGTTTTGGGTTAGTAAAGTTTGTATATTACCTAAATGTAATGAAAGCTCAATAAACATTGGGTAGACCTCCATTCTCTCAAGATGTTTGTTCATCTTTTGAAAGTAATCTAATAACACGTATTGTTTTTGTTCAGCATCTAAAATACCGTCAAACAACCAATCCGTGTCCATTATAAATTTATTCTTATTTTTCTGTCTCATTTCCATATTCTATTATTTCAAATATACAGGAAAAGATTGGAAAAAGGAATAGTTTTAGTTAACTCTCATTACGTAATAAGACTCACCACCTATATCAATACTGTCATAAGTACCATCATAACCATTCATAACACCCCAACCATCAGAATCCACTAACCCTTGAGCTAAGGCATCTTTGTCAATATATTCTTTAATAGGTAACCCATAGTTTTTAAGATAATCTAATGGGTCTCTTCTAACATCTCTAACTAACTCAGCAACTTTATTCTCAATCATATCATCAGTTGGTTCAGTTTCAACCTCAATACTATCTAACTCCTCTTGGAGAGCCTCTATTTGATTTTCAAAATCATAATATAATTCATCATAATCTTCTCTATCTGTATCTAATTCATTTCGTTCTATTTCTAAATCCTCAATTTGAGATTCAAGTTGTTCTATTCTTTGTTCTTGTTCATATGTTAATTCAAAATCACTATCATTGAAATAACTATCCGGATAATCTCTGATTTGATAATCATAATCCTCTTCCGCCATATTCACAATAGCATCAACATCTAAATAATCTTCTATAAATGATTCATTAAATCCATCAGCACCAACATCGTCAATATAATTTTTAGAATATTGTAATGCCGCCGCATCCATTTCTTCTTCAGTTCCAACAGTATATTCTTCACCTTTAAAACCATCCACTAAAACTTCAAATTGAGTCAAACCATAATGAGTATAATTTGTTGGATACATATCATAGATGTCACCAACGTCACCAGTTAAATCATCGATTCTTTCTTGAACTTCTTCAATTTTATTTAATATTTCCACATTCTCATCCGGGTCACCGTCTCT